TTGAAGAAAATTCATATTCAACTATGATTAGTATGTTAGTTAATGATGCTAAACAAGAAGTAGAACAGTCATGGGATTGGTCTGCTTTACGAACAACTTTAACAGCAACTACATCTGCCGGTGTGTTTGCCTATGAACTCACAGGATCTGGAGACAACATGAAGATGCTTGATGTCGTTAATGACACAAGTAATTACTTTATGACTTACAAGACAGCTTCAGAGTTTACAGGATACTATTTAAACAGTAATCCAGTCCAAGGTGAACCTAGGTACTATAGCTTTAATGGTCTTGATGACAATGGAGATACGATTGTTGAAGTCTACCCACCACCTAATGGTGTCTATTCTTTAAGGTTTAATCTAATTAATCGTCAAGATGATTTATCCACAGACACTGATGTACTTTTATGCCCATCTAAGCCTGTTGAAATGCTTGCATACGCTAAAGCTGTTGAAGAACGTGGCGAAGACGGTGGAGCATCCTCAAGTTCTGCTTATGCAACAGCGGCTCGTATCTTGAATGACGCTGTGTCTCTTGACCAAGCTAAACATCCCGAAGAACTTATTTGGACAACTAAATAATGGCCGCACCTTTACAGTCAGCCAGTATTGCCGCACCGGGCTTTTTTGGATTAAACACCCAAGAGTCTGGTATTACACTTGAGTCTGGCTTTGCATTACAAGCTAACAACTGCGTAATTGATAAGTTTGGACGCTTAGGTGCTCGTAAGGGATGGATATTTTTAGATGAGTCTACTGGTGTTGACCTTCAAGGTATGCATCGGTTTGTTGATATTGATGCAACTGAATACTTTGGTGCGTGGTCAGATACAAACTTTTACCTTTACTCCGCAGGCACGTTAACTGCTGTTACCTACTCAGGGTCACAAACGATTACTGAAGGTAACTGGCAAGCTGTTACACTAAACGATGCGGCATACTTGTTCCAAAAGAACTATGAACCACTGTACTTTGATACTACCACTGGAACTATCTTAGACATCTCTTCATCTCCTTCAGCATCTGGTACACCGATTGAGGGTAACTGTGCATTGTCTGCGTATGGTCGAGTATGGACAGCAGACACAGCAACTAACACTACAACAATTTACTGGACTGACCTGCTTGATCCTACTCGTTGGAACTCAGGCACAGCAGGTAGCTTAGATCTGTCAAGCATTCTTGTTAATGGTAATGACGAGATTATTGCATTAGGTGCACACAATGGTTTCTTGATTGTCTTCTGTAAGAACAACATTATTATCTTTGGTGATAGTGACACTGCTCAAACCTACCTTGACCCTACAACATTACAACTGGTAGAAGTAATCAGCGGTGTTGGATGTATTGCAAGAGACAGCTTACAGAACACAGGTACAGATATTTTATTTTTGTCTGACTCAGGCTTGATGTCGTTAGGTCGAGTCATTCAAGAGAAATCAACACCAATGCGTGACTTATCAAGAAACGTGCGGGATGATCTTGTACAGCTAATTGAATCTGAAACACCTGCTAACATTAAGTCAGCGTACTCACCTACCAACGCATTCTATTTACTTGCATTCCCAACAACTAAGCAAGTGTACTGTTTTGACATGAGAGCACCACTACAAGACGGGTCTGCTCGTGTAACCATCTGGAACAACATGGAGTTTACGGACTGGCTTGGGTTTGATGGTGAAGTATATATGACTCACGAGGATGGCCTTGCTAGATACGCAGGCTACCAAGACAATGGTCAGTCATATCGTATGGTGTACTTTACAAACTACTTTGATCTTGGTACAGCATCACAGACAAAGATACTCAAGCGTCTGTCTATGACCGTCATTGGAGCCACAGGACAGGACTTTGTTGTTAAGTCAGGGTTTGACTACAGTGACCAGTACAACTCCTATCCACTGACAGTACGTACAGGCACAGTGTACGAGTACAACGTAGCTGAGTATAACATTGCAGAATATTCAGGTGGCACATTGGTTGACACAGTACGTGCGCCGGGATCAGGTAGTGGATCAGTACTACAATTGGGATTTGAAGCAGACCTTAATGGTGGTGCTTTGTCAATTCAAAAGATGGATGTCTATGTTAAACAAGGTAGGACAATCTAATGAGTTCATATACTAAATCAACAGACTTTGCCGCTAAGGATGCCTTGCTAACAGGTAATGCACTGAAGGTTGTCAAGGGTACAGAGATTGACGATGAGTTTAACGCGATTCAAACAGCAGTTAACTCTAAAGCAGATACTAACTCTCCTGCACTCGCAGGCACACCTACGGCTCCTACAGCTTCTGCGGCTACAGATACAACACAGATTGCGACAACAGCATTTGTACAAGATCAGAAGGCTTCTCCTGCGTTAACAGGTACACCGACTGCTCCTACGGCAACTACAGGTACAGACACTACACAGATTGCAACCACTGCGTTTGTACAACAAGAGATCACTGCTAATGAATACACACCAGTGTATGCTTCAGAAACAGTTAAAGGATCTGTGAGAGCTTACATTTCAAGCGGTGATTTGTACATTTATACTCAGGACTGATCATGGCAATTGTATTTAACGGTGCAGTATTAGATTGGTATCAAGAGTCAGTGTACATGAATGGCACTGCCGTAAGTACGCCCGATTCACCGGGAGATGTTTACTTTAATGGCACTCGTGTGTTTGGTCTTACAAGTCCTGTATTTAGTTCAGAGACTACACTTACTACATTAAACCTTGCTCCTGATTCGTCTGATATTGAAAACTGGGTATCTGGATTAACAACAGAAATTACAGATGCGTTTCATTCTCATGGGTACACTCAAGGGCCGGGTACAGATACTGTATACACAATGTACCTTAAAGAAGGTTACCGATGGGTTACTGGCGATGGAACCTTTGTTGGTACAGCAAGTCCGGGTACATCTGTTCAGGCATACTCTGGTAAAACTGTTACAGGATTTAATACATCACACAACGGTGGAGTAACCGGCACACTACGTAGAGACGATGGCGTTTGATAAAAACACCAGTAGCAATACAACCTGCATACACGATTTACTTTGAAATGTATGACGGGCTAACATGGACACACGCAGATGTACACAAGTGGACACCTAAGATTGCTAAAGAATTTCATCAAGTCCACGGACTATTAAATATGATTCATGGGCGACCATTCTACTGTTTGGTCGATAATGATAAACTAAAGAAATTTGTAACACAACTAGGATACATTTTTGTTAAAGAAGCACATTGCGTTGACAATGTAACACGGAGCATATATAGATATGGGTAGTATAGTAAGCGGGCTGTTCGGTAAGGGCGGTGCAGGAACAGCAGGAGAGGCAGTAGCAAGAGCCCGTGAGCTTGCTCCCGGTGCTCGCTTCAATCCTTATACAGTAAGGACAGCTACAGGTACGACAGGGTACACAGGTGACGGTCAGTTTTATTCTACACTATCTCAACCGTACCAAGACCTCCTAGGTACCACTTTAGGAGGTGCTCAAGGACTCTTTGAGCAGTTTGGTGCTTTTGATCCTAGTCAACGTGCGGCAGACATCTACCAAGAACAAGCGGCACTGTTGCAACCTGCTTTTGAACAACAAGCAACTCAACTTCAAAGCCGACTATTTGGTGGTGGCCGTTTAGGTCTCAGGCTTGCAGGGGAATCTCAAGGACTTGGTGCAGGTTCTGGAATGGTATCTCCAGATGCTTTAGGATTAGGTAGAGCACAACAGCAGACTCTTGCTCAGTTAGCCGCTCAATCACGTCAGCAAGCCTTTGGTGAGCAACAAGCTCTTGGATCTATGGCGGCCCAAGCGTTACAATCTGGTATGGGCATTAGTGGGCTTGAGCAGTCTCTTATGGGTATGGGTCTCAATGCAGAGCAAGCTCGTGCGGCGGCGGCCTTGGGTGCAATGCAAGCTGAATTGTCTCCATATGCAACTAAAGCCCAGATGGAGCAGAAGCAACAAGAAGCCACTGCAGGGTTCTTTGGTGATCTTGCAGGTGCAGGTGCTACGTACTTAAAATTATCTGACATTCGTTTTAAAGAAAATATTAACCATATAGATACACTTCCTAACGGTATTAAACTTTATACATGGAATTGGAAAGAAGAGCGTAACGAGCCTACATTTGGTGTTATTGCACAAGAGGTTGCTCAAGTAATTCCTGAGGCTGTTATTGAGCACCCAGATGGATACTTAATGGTCAACTACGCACATCCAGAATTACAAGGAGTCCACTAATGGCTAAACCAGATTCAGTATACTCTTTGTTTGGAATGAAGACACCGCAACAGGTAGCGGCTGAAGAGTTTAAGAGAGCCTTTAGTTACAAACCCGGCCCCTCAGGTTATCAACGAGCAGGCGCGGGGTTAGGACAGCTATTGGGAGCTTTGTTAGCCCCTGAATCAGAGGAAATGAAGCAAGCTAAAGAAGGCGAAGAAATTATTCAGTCGACGTCTAAAGAGTTTGCAGATATTCAAGAGCAAGAACGTCAACGAGCAGAAGAACTTCAGACTTCTGAAGGACTCCGTGAAACCACTAGAGGTGTTATGCGTCCTGCTACATCTGAAGAAGAGGCTGACCTTGCAGAAGCTAACAAGCGTCCTGAGATTGCACAGTTTGAACGTAATGCTGAAATGTACGATATGATGGCACAGCGTCTACAGGCCGGTGGGTTTGCAGATGAGGCCGCTCAAGCACAGATGCAGGCAACACAACAGCGTGTCAAAGGCTTTCAAATGCAAAAGATGATTCGTGAAGAAGAATCTGCTATTGCTGACGAACAACGTAAAGCACAAGAGCGACAGCTTGAAGCACGTCGTCGAGTGACTGCCGGAGATATCTTAGACCGCCGTGGGAAGCCTGACATGGCTCAAGCAGTGCGTGAGGGTATCTTACCCTTAGACACCCTTAAGGATGCCCTTAAAGATCCTCAGGCTGACTACAAAGTAGTTGGTAAAAGCCTTATTAAGATTCCTCCCAGTGGGGCTCCTGAAGTAGCATGGTCTCCTCCTCCTGAGTCAAACACAACATACACGTTGATGACTGAACAAGAGATTAAAGACAACCCAACGTTGACTCCGGGTGTTGCTTATCAGAGGAATAACAAGACTCAAGAAATTACAGCAGTCACAGGTGATCCTAAAGTGACTCAAGTGGGTGACTATCAAGTCAACCGTGCTTATGATGCTGACGGTAACTTGACAACCTCTATGTCTGTCATTTCGGGGTCTAAGACAGACCGTGATCTTAAGCAGAGGATTCAACAAACAAGCCAAGGTATTGCAGGAAGAGCCGAAAAGCTTGACTTAATGAGTGAATACACTGATCGTACTATTGAGTTGCTTGAAAAAAATCCTGAGGCCGCAGGATGGCAAGGTGCGGCTACTCGTGACTTTGGTAAAGTTCCATTCTTAGGTGCATTGACTGCAGGAAGCCCTACAGAGATTCTGGATGGTTATTTAACAGTGATTAAGTCAAACATTGGTTTTGACAAACTACAACGTATGCGTGACGAGTCGCCTACTGGCGGGGCATTAGGTCAGGTTGCAATTCTTGAATTGATTGCACTTCAGAACTCTATAGCACCACTTGAGCCCAAAGTTGGTGATAAGGTGTTAATCCAGAGCTTGAAAGAAATCAGAGACACTTACGCCAAGAATATGGAGATTCTTGCAAACAACTACACAAACGAAGTTCTCAATCAATACGGAATGCAGATTGCCATCCAGTACCGTACAGTTGATCCTGTCACAGGCAATCCTTTGCAACCTGAAGGAAGCACTCAAGACCCATTAGGAATCCGCTAATGTCAGAAGCTCTTAACCAACTGCGGAAGCAGTATGAAGAGAACTATACAGACATGGACTTTAACGAGTTCAAAGAATTGTATAGAAAGAAGTTCTATGCTGATCTTGATCCAACACAGT